CAGTCTCACAGCTACGCTCACTAGCCTCTATCTATATATGTATGGCCAGCCCACACTGTGACAGCTGGCAAAGCGGCACAAAGCCAGTTGTGCTCCTGCCAAATCTGACCCATACTGTGCTCAGTTAAATCCAGCCAATGAACACCGCCGACAACCGCATCCTGACCACTGCCGACTTTTCCAACCTTGCGCTATGTGCGCTTAACCGAGGCATGATGCATCCAAGGTCTGCCCGTGATTTGCGTGAGACTATGACTGCGCTGTGTTTGGTCAAGAAGGCCCGTGTCTTGCAGGATCAAGCAAGCTGACTGCAAATTAGTTTAAGGCCCAGCCGTCGCAAGAGTTGGGCCAACCTATCCACCATCCACCGACACTCTCACCCGTGGCAAACACCAAACCTCGCGCCAATACGCGCCACATTTCAGCCATGCTATTACTGGCTGGCCAGGATGAAATTCAGCAAGGCCGCTTCTGGTATCAGCAGGCCTCGGACTTTGCCCATAGATTAGTAAATGCCTATGGCTGCAGTTACTATCAGGCAGCAGGTGTGATCGCCGCGCTGTCACCCAATCAAAGCTGGGAATTAAACCAGCGTGCCGCAGATATAACTATCAGTGCATGGTCTCAAGGTGTGGATCCATGCTCAATAGAAGGCGTGCCCGCTTATCCTGTAATGAGAGGGAAGGCAGCCTACATTCTCAATCATTGTGGCTCAGTCACCGACAACTTTACAACAACCTACAACACTGATCTGATAGAGTCTACACTCAATGGACCTAAGATTACATCATTTTTCCGTTGCATAACCGGCATTCAAAATGAAGTCTGCGTCGATGGCCACGCATTATCAGTCTATCTAGGGCAACGGATCCCAACAACTAGGACACCTAAGATCAGTCAAGCATTGTATGCTGCAGTGCAGAGATCCTATCAACTAGTAGCCTCCCGTAGCTATGATCTGATCGGGGAGATTCTCACACCGGCTCAGGTTCAGGCAGTAACCTGGATCGTGTACCGTAGGCTTTACGCTTACAAGCGGTCTAAGTAAACTCACAAGCCACAACCTATCCACAACTTTATCACCCATCTCCAGCTATGCAAATCCCCTACCTCTTGATTCATCAGATGGCCGACGCTTACAGCAAAGGTCCTGAAATTGAGCTTAACTCGTTTATTAAAAAGCTGTTCCGTGGTTGGCTGCATAAAGAATATGCACAGGTAGTCAGAACGTGTCAGGTTCATTACGTGGCAGCTGACATCCCCTTGGATACAGTCAAAGCCCTGTTTGAAGCTTCGGATCGACTGTTCATCTCAACTCTAGGGACATCCGCAGTATCTGATCTAATGACAGAGCAGGATAATCTACAATTCCGTGCTGTTCATGATTGGATGCATCTTAAGATCGGTGCTGACGCAACCTGGCAAGGTGAACTAGCAACCACGCTCGCACACCTAAATACAGCACCTAAAGAGATCTGGCCCATTATTGTTTCTGAGGTGGCAGGACAAGCCTCAGTAACTATCACTACCGGAAACTTTCCAGAGCAGAGACTATCAGCCGCGTGCGCCGAACTGCTACTAGGTGAGGGTACAATTTGATGATCAAACCCACCACCCCAACTCAGCAGGTGCGGAATCAGCACCAGCAACTAAAGCAAGTGTGGAAAGGGAGGTTACAGAACTGGCAGCCCTTTGCACTTACAATCCCCAAACCTAATTAGCGCTATGATCCGTCTAATATCAGGAGCCCTCACATTGGGGGCCCTTTTTTATGTCCTCGAATTTGGGGGGATTCACAAGCCTCTACCACCACCATTGGCCAAGGCAGCTGATCTCCACGCCATCTGCACCCACAGGCCCATGGAAGCCACCCGGTTGGGTCTGAACGATGGGGACTGCCGCCTTGTCTCCAGCCTTGTCCTAGGGGGCGTCAGGGTGGATGTGAGCACCTCATGCGACCATGGAATTGAGGGCCTCTACCACCCAGGTTACAATGTGTTAATTCTTTGTGAAGGGGCCACCCACACCGGGGGGATCGGTGATACGCTCAGGCATGAGGCCACTCACGCAGCACAAGACTGCAAGGATGGACTCAACAACCACACGTTGGAGGTTATCGACCCACGATGGAATCCGTTCCTTGTCTCCGGCCTTAGGCATGATAGACTGAAAGAGCAGATCACCAACAACTACCACGATCCTGAGGTACACGCCCTAGAGTATGAAGCGTTCAGCCTCGCCCAATCACTTCATTCAGACAACGTTTCCAGTCTTGTCTCCCATTACTGCCACTAACCATGAGATTCTCTACCACCTCCAACTCCTTCGCATCGGCAGATGATGCCGACTTCTTTAAGTCCTTCAAACAACCTAATGCTGTGCCAACAACTATCCCTCTTCCTGGTAAAGGTGGTGACAATGACAACTGGGACGACATGACTCAGCGGATCCTCACCAATGCCCGATTCACAAGCCTCGTAGCATCCATCAAGCAAGGTGGAAGTCAGGGTTTGAGTCCTTCTCAAAAGACTGCCATTGTAGAGCTGTCTAGGTTATCGGAGCTTCACTCCAGTCCTACTGTCAGGAAAGCTCTGGCCAAAGCATGTGAGCAGATTAAGAAGGCTCATCTTGATTTCTGTTTTTCCCTTAAATCGGTGAAGTCATGATTACACCCGAACAACTCCAGCAGCACGCAGCATGGTTGCGCGACGGCAGCGGCAAGCGCATTGAAGCTGTTAACGCCGACCTGAGCTGGGCCAACCTGAGCCGGGCCGACCTGCGCGACGCCAACCTGCGCGGCGCCAACCTGAGCGACGCCAACCTGAGTGGGGCCGACCTGCGCGACGCCGACCTGAGTGGGGCCGACCTGCGCTGGGCCAACCTGAGCGGGGCCAACCTGAGCGGGGCCGACCTGCGCTGGGCCAACCTGAGCGGGGCCAACCTGAGCGGGGCCAACCTGAGCGGGGCCGACCTGCGCTGGGCCATTGGCAACATGCGCGAGATTAAGTCTGCGCAGTTTGACCAGTGGACTGTTGCGTGGTCTTCTGATGTGCTGGCTATCGGCTGCCAGCAACACGCCATTGAAAAGTGGCGTACTGCCGACCCGCGTTGGATTGCGGCGATGGATTCACAAGCCAGCAACTGGTGGTCGCGCTGTGGCGCCTTGGTGCTGCAGCTGATCGACGCATCACCGGCTACTGGGGTAGTGCTGGAGGCCCAGCCATGATGGTCAATATCGACAGCGACAGCGTTATCGCACTCATCGCCATGGTGATCATCGTGGCGGTTTATCTTCGGAGGTCTTCACGATGACTAACTGGACAGAGGGATTGCTTGAAGCTATCGACCGGCTGACCAGCCACGGCGACTCTCCCAATGGCCCTGGCCACAGGTTGATCCTGACAGTCGATGTAGACGAGCTGGAGCGACTTGCGGCTGAAGCCCGCACCGCCCTGGCCCAGCCCGAGCCTGAGGTGGCGGGGGTGACGGATGATGAGCTGCTGCGCTGTTATGGCCTCGCCAAGCGCGACCACTGCTACGAGGGGCCGATGGATGACTGGCCCAAGCGAGCTGAGCGAGCCGCCACGGTTCATGGCCTCCGCGCCGTCCTCACCCGCTACGCCCGCCCCACCATCGAGCCGGAGGGGGTGACGGATGAGGAGATTGAACGGGAAGCCCTTAAAAATGCAGACTCCGACGACGAATACAGAGCCTTTAAGAGTGGTGCTTTTTTCGTGCAAGAACGCATAAGCCACCCCACCACCGAGCCGGTGCCGGTGAGCGAGCGGCCCTGGGAGCGCGAGGGGTGGTGTGACGCGGAGGGCTTTTGCTGGGAAGGTAGTGGATGGACCTACGACGACGCAAACGAAGTCGAGGGCTATGCAACATGGACGCTTGTTCCCGCAAATGAAATAAGAGGCGACGTTTCCCTCCCCCACCACGCCCTGCCGGTGCCCGGTGCGGAGGTGGGGTCGTGAGTCTTGTTGTCCAACTGCAAACTATTTGCGAAGCGGAGTTATGGAGCGGCTTCTTCGGTGTTGACGAAACGGGCCGCCAGCCAGAATGCGGCTGTGTAATCACCGAACAGGCAGAGGAAGATTCCATCGAAGTAGATCAAGACGGAACAATGCGCCCTTGCTATTCAGTTCAATGCCCTCAATGCGGATTCCTGCTTGAGTGGCCCCAGGCTTGGGAGCCCGTGCCCGGTGCGGAGGTGGGGTGATGGCAGTTGCTGATAGGTTCACAGGTAAATTGCGTGATCGCTTAAGCGACATGCTCCCATCTCCAAATGGAGGGTTTTGCGATGATTGTGGCCATTACACAATAGATCGGTGCGGCATGTGCGGGGCCCCTCAATGCTGCCCCAGGTGCTGTATCGAGGCCCTAGAGCAAGACGGTGCGGAGGTGGGGTGATGATCTGCTCAGTCTGTGGAGGGCATAACGTCACATGGCGCGGGCCGTTCTCCAACTTAACGCATACAGAATGCGCTGATTGTGGCGCAATAAATAGCCAAGTTATTGGAGAGTACGATTTAGCAGATCGCGGCTCAGAATCTTCACTCAGCGAGTTCAACGATGGAGGAATGCCCCTTGGCTAACTCAACCCCACCCCTATCCCCCGCCGCGCAGGCTGCTGCCCAGGCCAACAAATGACTGACCTTCCAACCTGGGAAGTGGTGTAGATTCTATCACAAGCCAAATGCTCATGACACAAACACCAGTCCAGCGACAACTTGCCCTGGAAGATGAAGCACGTACTGAGGCCCGCAAACGACTCAAGGAGCGGACAAAAGCTGCAGAGGACAATAACTACTGCAGTGCCACCGTGTATGGCAAAGCCTTCATGCGGAGGACAGACAAAGGTGAAGATCCTGTAGCCATCATCGCTGAAAGGATCAGGGAAAGTATCAACCGTATTGGCCAAGGTCAATCAGCTGAGTATGGTCAGGACGTAGCCAATGTCCAAGGTATGGATCCTTACGTGCTATCCTTGATCACCATCAAGATGACCCTTGATCATAGCAAAATGGTGTTCCCTAAAAACACCCTTCAGTACCTAGCTGCTGCTATTGGTGAAAGGATCTACGACGAGTACCAGCTCAGTTGCTTTGAAGCTGCCTACCCAAAGGAGTTTGAATCAGTCAGGTTCTACCAAAAAGGAAAGCGCAAGGGCTACTCCTACGCCAGGCAAGACTACCGCTCCAAAATGAACAAGGTGGCCCACTCCTCACCTAAGTGGATGCCTACCACCAAGTGCAAGATTGGGACCTGGTTCCTGAAGCAGCTGATGGAGGTGACGGGCTGGCTTGAGCTGAAGGCCCACAAGGTCCGACACAAGGACCACACCTTGGTGGTGCCCTCACAAGCCTTCATCGAGGCCCGTATGGCCCTCCTGGAGCGTGCTGAGGAGATCGCCATCTGCCAGTGGCCCATGCTATGTGAGCCGATGCCTTGGACCTCTAAGGTGCGTGGTGGCTACTTGGATTCCACGCTCAGGGAGAGGCACTCCATGATCCGCAGCCGGAGAGGGGGACCACTAGTACCGGCTACGATTGATGGCACCCCTGCACTGAGGATGCTGAACAAGATCCAGAAGGTCCCCTACAGGGTGAATCGACTGATCTACGAAGTAGCCGTGGAGTGTAAGGAGAGAGGACTTACAATTGGTAAGTTCTGCCAGATGCAGCCTCAAGAACCTCCAGTCAAACCTGACTGGGACTCGGCCTCAGATGAAGCCAAGTTAGAGTATAGGAGGGCTAGGACTCAAATCGAAGACTCAAACTACACGTTGAGTCAGAAAAACTACAGAACCAATGAGCTGCTTTTCGTAGCCAAGAAGTTTGTAGACGAAGAAGAGTTCTGGATTCCCTGGTCATTTGACTACAGGGGTCGAGCCTACCCACTCTGTACTGTGCTACATCCTCAGGGGACAGACTTTGAAAAGAGTCTACTCCTGTTTGCTGAGCCTGGTCCTGTCGAGGAGTACTGGTTAGCCTTCCAGGTTGCCACTACGTTTGGACTCGACAAGTCTACAATGGAGGAGAGACAGCAGTGGGTCAGCGAGAACCACGATCTCATATCTAGAATCGCCAATGATCCGTTAGGCAATTTGTCTGACTGGTCGGATACAAGTGAGCCTTGGTGCTTCCTTGCATCTTGTGTCGAATACAACGACTGTGTGATTGATAGATCAAGAGACTGGTCTAACCTACCTATTGGTGTCGATGCTACTTGTTCTGGTCTACAGCATCTTGCTGCGTTGACTCAGGATTTGTCAGCTGCTTCATTGGTCAATGTGATTGTCACAGACAAGCCTGCTGATGCTTACTTGGCTGTTGCTGAGAAAGCGAAAGAGTTCTTGCCTGAGAAGTATCATCCTCTGATGAATCGAAAGGTTACAAAGAGGACGGTCATGACAACACCCTATGGTGTCACTGCTAGCTCAGCTCGTGGTTACATCAGGGAGGAGCTACCACGGGAATTTCCTGATGGGTCCCCCGTTGAATTGAGTTTGGTTACCAAGGCTGTTTTTACTGAAGCTATTCCTTCTGTCATACCTGGTCCTATACGGGCCATGAAGTTTATCAGGACTGCTGTAGTAGAAACAATCAAAAGGACTGAAAGCTCTTCAGTGTGTTGGGTCACTCCCTCCGGGTTTCCTGTTAAGCAGGATCTCAGGAAGTGTGAGTCAATCAGGATCAAAACCAAGTTACTCGGCAGCAGTGTACGCTACTCCCTGAGTCTCGACACTGAGGAACCTGATCTCAACCATCACCGTGGGGCATCTGCTCCTAACCTTGTCCACAGTTTGGATGCCTCCCTGCTCCACCTGGCATTCTCTGAGACTGACTATCCCTTCACCTTGATCCACGATTGCATCCTCGCTAGGAGTTGCGACATGGGTAGGGTGTCCAGGGACATCAGGATCAAGTTTGTCGAATTGTATCAAAAGCCTGTCCTAAGGGATTGGGCTGCTCAACTTGGAGTAAAATTTGATGAGAGCATCATCATCGGTGATCTCGACATCAACTGCTCCCTAAACTCACCCTATCTTTTCTGTTAAGTAAATGCCTACCGCTACCGCTCCTGCTACCGAAGTGACCCTCTCCAAGGCTGACCAGAAGAAGCTTGGCACCTACAGCTTCCGCGAGCCTTCCCCTGCTCAGTACTACGACCCTGGATCCGTGGGTGCCATCTCGGTCTTCCAGTTCGTGCTGAACGCCAAGGGTGATGCACTGAAGAGTGCCCGTGTTGGCTCCATCCGCTTCAAGCGGTTCACCACCGACGTTGCCATCAAAACCGCCAAGGCCATCGTCAAGCGCCTCAATGCCGGTGAAGAGGGTGTCTTCCCTGAGTGTGGTGTGATCACCGTCCCCACTGGCCGTCCCCGTGGCCGTCGCCCTGCTGCTGGCTGAGTGAAGCCATACCCAGGTGGTGGGTCTTCCCTGAGGCTCACCACCGTTCCTCTCACAAGCCTCCTCTTTTCTATGCCTCTCACTAAGGACACCGTGGCCTCCTCTGCTTACCGTGAAGCCCTCGATGCTGGTTGCTCTGTAGCTGACGCTGAGACTGCCTACCACATTGCAGCTGAGGACATTGAACCAGCGGCTGACGAAGACTACGGCCCCAACGACCGACTCACCAACGACGTTTACTGAAATGGCTTCGCCTAAAGTATCTGCCCCCAACTTCAAAGCCCTCGCTGAGCAATTCAATCAGCAATACCCAGGTTTGGGATGGGATGAAGGGATCGTGGAGCAGTTCGCTCAAACCTACGATGAGACCCTGAACGAAACACTTGAGGATCACCTTGAGTGCTACGCTGATCACCAGGTTCTTGTTGCCTCACTTGCTACTGAAGAAGATGGATGAGTTTCTTGAGAAGACCTTTGTTGGTCTACTGCTATTTGTACTGGCAGCATCCATAATCGTCTCTCCGATTGCTCTGGTTGTATCAGCTAGTAGAGATGCTGCAATTCTCACCGAAGCGTGTGGTAGGCACGTTTCTACCGTAGATGCACTTCTCAGTGGTGAGACCTTGAAGACTGTGTGCCGCATCGAAAACCAAACCATTCAGGTCAAGTAATGTCTGAAAACCGCTTCATCATCACGACCACCCTTGAAGGCTTCATCAACGCCCTCAGACCTGGTGGCAAGTTCGACAACTGCACCATCAGCTTCAAGATTCCTCCTGCAGAACTTCAGGAGTTTGATGAGTGCTTCGAGAAGTGCATTGCCTGGGGTGTCAAGACTCTCAAAGACAAGAAGGTATCTGAACGCAAGATCGAGAAGGCCGCTCCTAAGTGGGAAGAAAACGGCCTTGTCAAGTACAACTACGCTGGAGACGATAATCCTCCCATGTTCCCTTGGGTAGATGCCAAGGGTGAGCCCATTGATCTCGGTATCAGCATCTGGAAGGGTACGGTTGTCCGACTCATCATTGATCTGAAGCCGTACATCTATGGCAACAAGGTTGGATGCTCCCTAAAGGTACGTGGTGCTCAGATCCTCAAGCTGGTATCCAGCGGTGGTGGCTCTGATGCAGGAGATCTCTCTGATGAAGAAGTGACTAACCTCTTCGGTGAGGTTGATGGCTTCTCCCAAAGTGACCCCAACTTCAATCCTCCTGAAGATGAGGGAGAGGTGGGTGAAGAGAGAGACGACGACGCGCCCTTCTGATGACTAAGTACCGCTCCAAACTTGAAGAGAAGCTGGCGCGGTATCTGGAGCTGAATGACAGGCAGTTTGAGTACGAACCTACCAAGCTGCCTTACATCATTGAAGCCAACTACACACCCGATTTCGTACTAACAAATGGTGTAATCCTAGAAGCTAAAGGTTGGTTCAAACCAGAAGACCGACGCAAGATGCTTGCCGTAAAACAGGCTCACCCAGAGCTTGACATTCGGATGGTGTTCCAGAACCCGCAAAACCCAATCAACAAGGGATCCAATACCACCTACGCTATGTGGTGTGACAAGAATGGATTCCCGTGGGCACACTACATGAGGATACCGATTGAATGGTTCAACTAGACGACTCTGATTCGGAGTTCGTCTGCCATGAGCCCTGCCCAAGCTGCGGGAGTAGCGATGCCAATGCTGTCTACACTGACGGTCATACTCATTGCTTCTCCTGTGGCCACCATACAGGTTCAACAGGCGACACAATCCAAAAGCCAAATCGACGTGCAATTATGGATTTCACTGGCGAGATTATTCGCCTAAAGACCCGCAACATCAACCAAGAGCAGTGCAAGAAGTTCAACGTCAGGTACGACTCTGAGACTCAAACTATCAAGTTTCCGTACTACGACGAAGAGCGTCAGCTGTGTGGATTCAAGGGGAGGCAACCAGGGAAGGACTTCTTCTACTCTGGTGTCAACTCCAAAACACTCTTTGGCCAGCAGCTGTGGGGTAAGGGGAAAAGCATCACAATCACTGAAGGTGAGATCGACGCTTTGAGCGTGTTCAAGGTACGACCTACCTGGCCAGTTGTAAGCATCCCGAACGGTGCGAAGTCTGCCAGGAAAAGCCTTGAACGTCAGCTCAAGTGGTTGCTCAACTTTGAGGAGATCATTCTATTCTTTGACTCTGACTCTGAAGGACAAAAGGCCGCTCAAGAGTGTGCCCCATTGTTCCCCCACAACAGATGCAAGATCGCCACCATTTCTCCTTACAAGGATGCGAATGAGGCGATTCAAGCTGGAGACACAGCAGCGGTACTGCAGGCCATCTACAATGCTGAGCCTTGGAAGCCGAAGACAATCATCGACGGGTCCACCCTGTTTGATCTAGTTCAGAAACCACTCACCGGGAAAGATGCTTCATGGCCTTTCATTGGACTTAACAGTGTGACGATGGGATTGCGCTTGGGTGAGCTGGTCACAGTCACAGCAGGTACTGGTGTTGGCAAATCTACCTTCTGTGGTGAGGTTGCTCAGCACCTTGTCGATGAGGGTCACACTATTGGCTACATTGCCCTAGAGGAGTCCATCCAACGGACAGCCCTCAGGTTGATGAGTGTCAAAGCTGATCGACCACTTCACATCGACAACTCCGGTGATCTCAAGGGAGCATTCGATGCTACTCTTGGCACAGGACGGGTGTTTCTACGTGACGGCTTCGGATCAGTGGACCCGGATGCAATCCTGGCTGACTGCCGATTCCTAGTTATGGCTCACGGGGTCAAGTGGATTGTCCTCGATCACCTCTCGATCCTGCTCAGTGGTAATGACACAGGGGACGAGCGCAAGCTGATTGATGTGACCATGACCAAGCTCCGCTCCTTCGTGGAGGAGACCAGAGTGGGGATGCTGCTCATCAGCCACCTCAGGCGGCCTCAGGGGGACAAGGGGCATGAGGATGGGGGGAAGGTCTCCCTAGGCCAGCTGCGGGGCTCACACGCCATCGTACAGTTGTCTGACATCGTGATCGCCCTGGAGAGGAACCTCTCAGCCGGGGATGATGAGTCCAACCTGGTGGTCCTCAAGAACCGCTTCAACGGACGCACCGGACCTGCAGGGGTTCTGTGCTACAATACAGAGACAGGCAGGCAGACTGAGATCCTGGCTGCTACCTTCAACTCACTTGACTCTTCGGAGGAGGAACCGTTTTAAGCTATGAAACTGACACTCAATCAAAGGGTTGCTGAAGCATTAGTCTTTACTGACTTGATTAACGGGAGTCCTGTTTCTGGGATTCAAAACTTCTTCTTTATCACTGGCACTGCTGCTTACGGCTTGCCTGGCGTAAATCCTGGGGACATTGATTTTGTAATCAGACGGGAGCATTTTAATAGGCTCCGATCAGGAGAAACAGGTTTCTGGGAGGAATCAACTTACTTCCCTAACAGCAGCTTCAAGATAGAGAAGAATGGGATTATTTACAACGCCGTTGTTGTGGACTCTGAATTGGAGTACTCAGCTTGGTGGAATGCCACAGTAGCTGTGCGTAGTTTGGCTCAGTGCCTACATCCGGGGCCAGGACTTCTAGCTCGCAAGGCTACCCGTGTGAAGCTATTTGAGGGTCTCTTGTCTGAGTTCAGTAACCCTAAATCACAATTCAATGCGCCTAGCCTTTGACATTGAAACGGATGGCCTTCCTCGCCAGGGGCTATCCAAGATCCACTGCATTGTTGCACGGGATCTTGATCACGGCCATGTGCATAGATTCAGGGAAGGCTACTTGCTTGATGGCGTGCGATTACTATCCGATGCTGAGCTTCTTGTAGGCCACAACATCGTCTCGTTCGACATCCCTGTACTGAAGCAGTTCTTCCCTGATAACTTCCATGAGCGAGATGTCATCGACACCTTGATCCTCAGTCAGATGAGGTTCCCTGACATCCTCAACCGGGACTTCAGGCAGAAGCCTATCGGGATGCCAGTCAAGCTCTATGGCCGCCACAGCCTTGAAGCTTGGGGCTACCGGTTGGGTGAGTACAAGGATGGCTTCTGCCACAACACAGACTGGAAGGAGTGGTCCCAAGAGATGGAGGACTACTGTACTCAAGATGTTATTGTATCTGCCACACTGTTTGGTAGATTCAGTAAGTTCATCGAGGAGCATGGCCCTTCCATTCAGTTGGAGCATGAGTGTGCCCGCATTATGGCCCAGCAGGAGTTCCTGGGGTGGCCCTTTGATGTGAAGGCTGCACAGACTCTTGAGCTTGAACTACAGCAGGAGAGCTGCTCGCTGGCAGACGCCATGCGTGACAAATTCCCTTACGTCGAGGGATCCAAGTTTACTCCAGCTCGTGACAACAAGTCCAAGGGCTACATCAAGGGGGCAGTGTGTACCAAGCTGAAGGAGTTCAATCCCACAAGCCGCGACCACATTGCCTGGGCCTTTCAAACCTGGAGAGGGTGGAAGCCTGAAGAGAAGACTGACACCGGGAAACCCAAGATTGACGAAACCGTTCTTCTTGGGATTGGGACGGAAGAGGCCAAGACCTTTGCCCGCCTCCTCGATCTACAGAAGGCCCTAGGCCAGCTCTCCTCTGGGAAGAACTCCTGGCTCCAGCGGGTCACCCCTGAAGGTAGGATCCACCACAGGTGCGTCCTGGCAACCAACACGGGGCGCAATGCCCACTCCAACCCCAACCTGGGTCAGGTGGCCTCAGACCCCCGCTGCAGGGCTCTCTTCGTGCCCCCAGAGGGGATGGTTCAGATCGGGGCAGACGCCTCTGGTCTTGAGCTTCGGATGCTCGGCCACTACCTCGCCTTCTTCGATGGAGGGCGCTTCGCTGACATCGTGGTGAACGGTGACATCCACCAAATCAACGCTGATGCAATCGGAGTATCAAGGAAGCAGGTGAAGAGCATCACCTACGCCTTCATCTACGGTGCGGGTGATGAGAAGCTTGGGGTAACAACAGACTCAACCGTTAAGGGTAAGGCTGCAGCCAAACTAGGCAAGGAGATCCGAGCCAAGTTCACTACAGCTATCCCTGGTCTTGGTCAACTACTTCAAGCTGTAGCCAAGAAGGCTGATGGAGACATTCTCAAGGGACTCGATGGAAGACCCATCAGGCTCCAAGGGAAGAAGCATGCCGCCCTGAACTACCTTCTTCAGTCAGCTGGTGCGATTGTTTGCAAGAAGTGGCTGGTAGACAGCTACGGAGGCCTTGAACGTAGTGGCCTAATACCTGGAGTTAACTACCAGCCTCTAGGGTTTATCCACGATGAAATACAGCTTGCTTGCACCCCAATCATAGCTGAAGTTGTGAAGACAGTTTTAACCTCAACCATGCCTAATGTCGGAAAACACTTCGAACTCAAGGTCCCCCTCGCAGCGGAAGCCAAGGAAGGTGAAAGCTGGGCAGACTGCCACTGAGACACAGTTACGCATCGACGCTGACTTTTATGCTTACCGTGCTTGTCAGCAGAATGAAGAGGAGCTAGATTGGGGAGAAGACCTGATCACCATCTCGTCCAACTTCAAGGAGGTCGTCAGATCCTTTGAGTCAGTCTTGACCAGCCTCAAGCGGCAGTTTGAGACGGACGATGTGATCCTCTACTTCTCACACCACATCAACTTCCGAAAGGTGGTTGACCCTGACTACAAGGGGCAGCGTATCAAGAGGAAACCAGTAGGGTACAGACGACTCCTTCAGTGGTGTCAGGATAACTACCCAACAAGGATTTACCCAAACATTGAAGCGGATGATACCCTCGGTATTGACTGCCATCTCGATGATGGGGACTTCATCCTTGTCTCCCCTGACAAAGACATGAAGCAGATCGCTTGTCGTCACTACGACGAGAAGCAGGAGTTCACTGTCACAGAACAGGAGGCTGACTACTTCTTCTACCAGCAGATCATCACCGGAGACCCGGTTGATGGTTACAAGGGGATCCCCGGTAAGGGCGAGGTAGCTGCCAAGAAGATTCTTGACAACACCCCTAGGGAACGGTGGTGGGCTGCTATCCTAGGGGAGTACCTAAAGGCTGGTCTCACTGAAGAGGATGCTATCCGCAATGCCACTCTAGCCCGAATCCTTCGCCCAGGCGAATACGAAAACAACGACGTGCATCTATGGACCCCTCCACCACTGCCTGGGTTGAACTGATCTCTACCTTAATCATTCTCTCTTTTATTGATGGCAACGTACCGGCTTATTTTGTCCTCCAATCCAGAGCGTGTGCTCAGCGAATCAAGCGAATCTCCTTTGGAACCCAAATCCGAATCCGACTCTGGTTCGATCAACTCGGCTACCGTCGAGGACCCCTGGGGAGATTGGTATCGAGCTGGCAACTCTATCGAATCCGTACCAACCCAGCCTACCGTGAGTTCTTCAATCAACAATCAACCGGTGACTCAGATCCACACTGAAGACCTCCTCAAGGAGCGAGGTGGACGCTACGGCAAGTTCACTGATCATGCCTTTGTCACACAAGCCCTTCTTGGGTTTGTTGGGAATGAACTGGAGCGTCGTGACAAGCAACTGCAGTCTGATCAAAAGGAGGCTCTCCACATGATCTTCCACAAAATCGGGAGAATTGTAAATGGGGATCCAAACTACTCGGATTCCTGGCACGACATTGCTGGCTATGCTAAGCTGGTAGCTGATCGACTTGATGGAGTTTCTCAATGACCCAGCGTATCCAAGAAGCCTACGAGTTCCGCTCCGCGATGGAGCAGCCTATCCATAGCGATGACCCTAAACTTATCCAAGGTCAACTTGATCTGATCTTTGAAGAGTACAATGAGTTCTGCTGTGAGGTTGAGACCAACGGTGCTAGGGTAGACCAGCTCAAGGAGCTTTCCGACCTGGTGTACGTGTGCTACCAGTTCGCAGCTGCTCGTGGTTGGGATCTTGATCAAGCCCTAGAGCGGGTGCATCAGTCCAACATGACCAAGCTGGTTAACGGTAAGTGCCTCAAGAACTCAGCTGGTAAGGTACTCAAGGGTCCTGACTACATACCTCCATTCCTCAACGATCTCGTCTAACCATGAGCCCTGTAGTTCTGGGTACAGAGCCTGACCTAAACACCAGGGCCTATTTAAT